AAGAAAACAATTGTTGGATATAGATTTATACAATAAAACTCAAATTGATCATTTAAATACAGATCAAATTACTTTATTAAAAGGAAAAATAAGTAATTCTTTACTTACTGATGATGTAATAAATATAAAAACAAGTGAATTAATATGATAACAAATAGTGAAATTGAGATTCCAAATATACGTATTAGAAACATAGGTATTCTTAATAGCTTTGGTCAAGATTTTGAGATATTTCCAAGGAATAATAATACGGGTGTAAGTGATGAATCTTTTTTATTAGACGAACTAACAATTAAAGAAGATATGTTTTCGGAAGCTGTATTTGGCTCAATAAGCTTTTTTGATTCTTCCTACATTGTTGATCAATTAAATTTAAATAGTTCTTTGGATAGTGTTTATTTTACACTAAATGCGTTTGATACTTATCATCAATATAGAATATTAGACGTAAATGTTGCGTCTGATCTTGCCAGCAAACAAGTACATGGTCCTGTCGGTACTGTAAACAAAATAACTATACGATTTTCTTCTGATTCGTTTATTAATAAAAATTTTGATACACTATTTGATGCAAATTACATTGGAAAAATTTCAAAGACCAGCACAGGAACAGAAAATGAATCCGAACCAGGAACTGAATCTGCTCCGCCACCAGGATTCGACGAAGAAGAATACCAAAAACATGAAGCTAAGATGGAGGGATTTGTTCAGCATTTGATGGAAAAATATAATTCAACAACAGGTAATGCTGCTCAAAAACCGTTAAATGCTGATGATACCCATAATGATATTTGGGTAAAGACTGAGAATTTCTTTTATCCTCTATTTAAAGTAGGAAATAATTTACGTATTTCTCAATTAATGAATTATGTTTGTGAATACGCTTGTTATAAAAAGAATCCTAAAGCTGTTAATTTTTTCTTCTGGGAAGATACTCAAAACTGGAATTTTAAATGTATCGAATCTTTGTTATCAGACGAAAAAAATTTTAAAGGAACATATAATTTGGCAGGATATGCAGGTCAAAGTGAAAATTATTCAAATACTATAGTCGCAATGGAAGTTGTTAGCGATACTTGTCCTATGAAATTGTATGATGGTGGTGCTGCATTTAGTGAATATATTAGAGTAATGCCTGATTGGGAAAATGAATATCGTGGATTTATGGATAGCGCAAATAGTCTCCGCCACGAACAAGTAACTTACAATTATAAAGATGATACTGGTACTAATACTGCTGAAGGTGGATGGAAAAGAATTGCACGATTTTCTCCATTTACTGACTATATTTTAGAAAAATATAAAACAAAACAAGATTATTCAACTGTTAGAATTTCTGATTTGAGTTATGGGTTTTATAGTAATACGTATAACACCAAAGACCTTCCTTGGTGGAATTATTATGATTTTACTTCTCCTTTTGGATACACTGGTGATAAGATGGCATTATCTAAAGACAAAGGTGGCATGGAAATTAAAACTAAAGGTGATTTGTTTGGTAAACATCCAGGATCCAGAGAAGTTTCCAGAATAGATATGGAATATTGGCAAGCACAATATGATTTTTCTGAATTACCTGGAGCATTTCTCAGAACAATTTATAAAGATATTAAATGGGCATTAACTGATGCCAGAACCAAATATGCGGAAGCTAAAGCAACAAAAATGCAATGGGACGTTTATCGTAATACTATTTGTTGTGATGCTTCTACTTCTGGACCAAATACATTCTTTGCTTATCTGTGGGCTGCAACAGAAATTACTGATCCTAGTTTGCCAGGAGGAATGTATTGGTATAATTGGAAACAAGTTGAATTATGGCCCAGAGACGAAATTAATCAAATTACTGATGATTCTTATGAGATTATAAAATCAGAAACTACTCCATTTTGGTTTGTTTTTGTAAGTTCTCCAAAATTTTTATCAGGAGAAGCTTATAATTTAAATGAATTGTTAAATTCATTTGCTCCAAAACAATTTGAAAATTCTAATGGTAATACATTTTCAGTTGATGGGGATGGTAATCAAAAGACACTTAAAACATTAACAATGGGTCCTGGAATATCGGTTCCTGTTAATGATGAATTTGGTGGTGCTTCTGTTGATGTTCAAAAATATCTAACTTCGTATCCCTCTGGATATAAGATGAGGGCTATAGGTAGTTATCAAATAACTAATCCGTATTGTTCTTCAAAAATGAAAAGTGATTCTGCATCGTCTGGTGTACTTGGAATTAATATAGGAAACACTGGAGGATTTGACAGAAATAATAAAAATTATTATGGTGGTAAAATTGTTCAGATGCGTAAAGTACCAGCTAGTGCAATGAAAAATCTTATAGGATTTACTTCAGGAAGTTATATACAACAGCCATATATTTATCTTTTTGATTCTGAAAATGCCCACGATGGTAAATGTGATCAGCTTGGATGTACAGGAGGTAATAGAAATGAGTGACAAATTTGTTAAAACTTTTGTATTTTCTAAAGATGATTATGGTCCAATTGGTTCAGAAACATCAAAAAAATACGATATTAGTTTAAATACTGATTCTTTTGGAAATTTTGAAATTAGTAATTTAGGACCTTGTATGAATCCTAATGGTTATGTCTCAAATGTTGATTGTCCAGCAGACGATCTTTTGTGTAATTGTCCAAAAGATTCAAAACCAAAAAACCCAGAACCAACAGAGGTATCTTTACAAAACTTAAAATATAATACTAATGAATGTAATTTAATAAAAGAAAATCTTTCTATTCGATGGTTTGGAATTGATTATTCAAATCCATCATGCTCCTATAATTGTTTTAATACAGGCAATACTGCTTCTAATAATTCTGGTTTCACACATATCAAGCACGATCTTGATGGCTGGCAAAACACACCCACCAGAAAAGCCTTTGGAGAAGGAGTGACTGGTACAACAGGATCATTTTGGACTGTTCCTGGAGATGTGGTTGGTAGAACTCTTGATGATGATATTATTATAACTGGTTCGACTGCTGGGTTGGCTGATGGAGGTTCGACTGCTGGAGGTTCGACTGGTAATTATTTTAAATATTATTTAGAATACTCTAAAACGAATGCTACTTTTTGGAATACTCCTAAAGAAACGCCACTTTACCGAAAAGCCCAAACTGCTTTATTGACATATCAACGAATAAAAATTGTTGTAAATGGAGATTTTGATATAAAGCCAGGCAATCTTATAGCCATAAACATGCCAACCCCAGAAATGGGTTCTACTATATCAGAAACAAGATTTGCTGGACGTTGGATGGTTTATAAAAATGAACACATAATTACTAGCCAAAAGCACTCTATGATTTTATATCTAATGAGGGATGGTAATCATCATAATCCAGAACATCAATACGATATAAACATATCAAAGCAATCATAATGAACACAACAACCACAAGATTTACCGACATAGACTTTCTTCTTACTAAAAACGACTTAACAAATGACGTAAATGTTAAGTATGATGGTAATGCTATCTCACAATCTATAAAAAATATCATATTAACTACACAAAAAGAAAAACTATTTTCTCAATCTTTTGGGGGAAATGCTTATGATTTAGTGTTTAATTCTCTTTCTCCTTTGGCTCTTGCCAGTAAACGATCATTTTTTGCAGCTGCTATAAAAAATAATGAACCAAGAGTCAACGTTCAGAGTATAAATATTGAGGATTCGGGAGAAGGTCGTTGGCTTATAACTGTATTATATCGCACAGCTTACAATCAAACTAATCCTCTTAACGCAGATCAAATTGTAACAATAGCAGTATAGTAAGAAAATAAAAATGGCAAATCCTAAAATAAACATATCTTCTCTTACTTTTGATGACATTAAAACCTCATTAAAAGCCTATTTAAATAATCCAACCTTAAATCCTCAGTTTGTTGGTTATAATTTTGACGGATCTGCCTTAAATACCCTGTTAGATATCTTTTCTTACAACACACTGTTTTATTCTTTTTACAGCAATATGATTGCTAATGAAACGTTTTTAAGTACTGCTAGTCTAGAAAATAGTATTGTTTCTTTGGTAAAGCCGCTAGGATATTTGGTTCCAGGCAAATCGTCAGCTAAAATTCAGTTAAACGTGTCTCCAGCTTCTGGTAGTGTTACCGTTAATCCTTATTCTACTGTATTTACTGGGTTTAGTCCTTCTGGAGCTTCCTATTTGTTCTACTGCACCGAAGAAGTTTCGGTAGCCTCTGAAACCGATTTAAGCATATATGAAGCAAAATCTGTTGTCAACAATCTAGAAGTAACTGTTGATATTACGGAGCAAAAGGTATTTTTAGGAAATACTAATGTTGATATTAATACTTTAACAGTAAAGGTTAATGACGTTGCTTGGACAAAGTATAATACGTTTCAAAGCAATCCAGGATCCGAAGGTACGGTTTACTTTCTAGACAGAACTTCTGCTGGTTTTTATGTTATATTTGGCAAAAAGACTATTAATGATTACCAAACAACTTTTGGTAAAACTATAGCAGAAACCGATGTAGTAACAGTATCCTATCTTATTCCTTCTGGTGCTGGTGCAAACAATATTAATTCTGTCACTAATGCTAATCTAGTAGTAAACAGCACAATACCGTCTATTGGTGGTGCAGATGGTGCAGATCTAGATTTGGTTAAATTCTTTGCTCCCAAGATGTTTGCTGCTAATGATCGTGCAGTTACCAGAGACGACTATTACGGAGTATTGTTTAATTCCGACGTTCTTCCAACCAGCATTACCACACAAGATCAAGTGAATGTATGGGGTGGAGAAGAAGCGGATCCTCCAGCCTACGGAAGAGTATTTGTTTCTTTTGCAGACGAAACCTTGGACAAAACAACACCATCAATTCAAAAATGTATGGAATTTTTGAAAACTAAAAGTGTTGTTACTATTATTCCAGAATATGTGGAACCTCAATTAATAACAGCAAATTTAAATATGCTTGTTACTAATGCTAGAACATCACAATTAATACCAATTCAAAATACTATCAACGACTTCTATAATACTACAAAAACATTTAACGATAGCATTAATATGGCTGATATTGTAGATTTAATCTCTTTAGGATTATATCCAAACGTAACTAGTATTTATTTAGAATCTGCCTCATTAGTACTACAAGTTTACGGTTCAACAGTATCAAAAAATGTATATTTTAAAAATGAATTTGCTTCTGTGACTAGTAATGATTCGGTAGGATCTGCCGTTTATTCTGGTAGCTTCTTGTATAACGGAAACACAATCATTCTGAAAGATAAACCAACCATATTTGATGAAAATAATTATGGCGTAGAAGGTGAACTTCACGGTTATTCTGGAACTACTGATATTGGTATTCTGGGATATGTAAATTACGTTTCTGGTTATGTCACTATAGACGCTAACGTTCTTTCGACATCAACAACTACGTCTATTACCGCAATTCCAAAATATCCAGATAACATTGTAATCAAGAATGAATTTGTATTAATAGCAAACACCACAGTAAGAATATAAAATATGTTTTTCTTATTTAATAAAAATATTCCGAATAAAAATTATGCGGTTAATATTAATGTATCTGGAATAGATGCTGAAATAATCACAGCAGGAGTTAAATCTACCGCTCAAGAGATTTATAATTTTTATACTCCAACTCAACAAATTAGCACATCCTGCCATTATCCGTTAAACATTGCAGAATTGTTTCCGTATTGGTTGCAAAAAGAGAGTGCCAATACCACGAGTCTAATTACTTTAACAGAGACATATTACCAGTGGTTAAACTGTAACACACAAGACATTAATGAGGTAAGCTTTCTTCGTCTAGAAGACCTTACAGATCTAGAACAAATGCCAGGGGATTATGTAAAGCATTTAGCCAACACCTATTTGAATGCTTTACCGTCTGAATTCATCAATAGCCAGGGATATACTGCTGGTATTATTGATGAAAGTAAAGTAAGAAATTTAATAGACAACGTAAAAGTCAACCTTTATGCTCGTAAAGGTACAGATGAAAGTTTTAAATTTGTAATAAATGAATTATTTGACATAGATCCTGACAGAATCACAGTTTCTTATCCTAAGAAATACGTAATGCGTCTAAATAGTGGTCGATTTGACGGCATGTCTGATAATTTGTCAGATATGACAGACAGTTATTTGAATTATTCTGTAATTTATGATGCAAACAATCTGTGGCAAGATTATTCTTACGTAGTTAATGTGTCTGGTTTGACTGCAGAAAGCTACGAAACCACAGTTCGCCCTCTATTACATCCAGCAGGAACCGTTGATTTTTACCAGACAAGACAAGACATTTTTAATAATTTACAGGATTCTATTATTATCGGGAAAAATGAAATACCAATTATAAAAAATTATCGAGGGTATACTCTTGGTTCTGATCAGTCTCTTGCTGTCTGTTATCCTGGATTTACTTCTGCGCCAACATACACATTCCCAACTTGGGATCAAGAAATTTATGATAAATATTATATTGGCATGACTTTTGGCATGATAAATATAGAAGACTTTCTATTGTTATCTCCGATATCAGGCTATACCTATGCAAACGAAATACGCAGCGTCACTACTTGCCCATAACTAAAAGAATAATCCACCATGACACAACCCAACTTATCAAACTTAACACTACAACAAGTACCAAAAGAATTATTCTTGATCCTGGGGGGAAACAGAACACCAATTGATGCTGGTTTTGATCCTTATGCAGACGCTTCCATTGCTCAAAGAATTCCAGAAAACAAGAGATGTTTGGTTGCAAACAACAATATATGGCAAGCAGGAAAAATCTACACTCCCTGGACATTGGAAGCTACACAAAATTATTATGTTTTAAACCAAAGCAATAATATCGTATATTTGTGTGTAGGCGATAATTCCAATAATTTGATAAACGGAACAGTGCTTACTTCTGCGGTTATTCCAAACCACAGTACTCCCACAGTAAATCTTTATGATGATGGTTACAGCTGGTTGCCTTTATTTAAAGTTGATCCTAGTCAGTATACCTTTGTTAATAAAACAGATCTTCCTTT